GTCTAAAATCAAAAGAAGCATTCAATATTATTGATGGAACTCTTTTACTACGACGACAATCGTAAAATAATTCTCTATATCTTTTTACAAATTCTCGTATTACACCAGATTCTCTTTTATTTACACAAGTAGGAACTAATTTATTAGCATTACTTGATTTCATAGTATCAAGAATTTTAAATTGTATTTTTTTTTCATGTTTATTTAATATATTAGCACATCTAGTTAATAATTTATTATCTTGTCCGGATATAGCCCACGATGCTTTATAACCATAATCACCACAACTACCTTCAGCATAAAACATACCCCATACAAAAGCTAATTCAGCAGACATATCATTATCAATTAAAAAACATTCTGGGATAACATATTTTTCAATAATTTCTTCTGTTAATTTATTTTTATATATAGGAATTTTTGGAGTATCATTTGGTAACGGTAGTTTTGATATACATAACTTATCTCCAACTTTTACATCACTTCCTTTAGCAGCTTCTCCGTTTTCCCATAACAATGAATGGTCTAACGAACATTCTACAGACCCAACGTGAGTAGTAACTCTAATTAAAGGTTTCACAATAGCATGTCTAATTACATCTTTTATTTTAGTAAAACCTTTGTCACTCCATACCAATAATCCCTTTTTAGGTTTTGACATCTCTTTACCAGTTACGGTGGGTTTCCAATTTCCATCACTTAACTCTTCTACTGTCATATATTCGATATTTCCATTATTAGAAATTAAGACTGGAGTATCAGGGAGAACACAATCGGTATCTCCATAGATGAGATTCCCCCCATACTTTTCAGGTATAATATTTGCAACTTTTTCAATATTGCGACGACCTAGAGCTGTTGTTGTCATAGCTACTGGCATACAAGGAAGATAACCTCTTCTAACACCGGTTGCACCGTAGGCACTGTTAGCTGAAATTTTATATGCTAATTGTCGTTTATCTAGAACTATAGTTAAGGTTTCTAATTTTGATAATTCTTCGGTTTGGTCTTTTGTTAGGTTTTCTAATTTTTTTAATACTTTTATTTTTTCATCAACATCTTTTTTTTCTACACGAGTAGTTGTTCTAGCTTTAATCAAATCTTTGAGAATATTTGGCATTAAACCGACTGAATACTCTGATTTCAAAAAACGGAATTTTCTCTTACCACACATTATATTTTTAGGTTTTTTCTTTTTATATTCAGCTCTTTTTTCTATCAATGGTTTTTTCTTCAATTTTAAATTATCTATCTGTTTCTGTATATCTTTTTTTCTAAGTTTATCTATTTTTTTATCTCTTTCTTTTCCTAAACTTTTTATTTCTTCATCTATTACCTTTATTTCTATAGAATAATTATTTGTCTTTATCATATTAGGGTCATGAATACATCCTTGGTGTTCATCCCATTCAAACACTCCACACATCTCATCTGGTATATCACTATCATCTGGAACAAGTGTTGAATAATCTAAATTATAAGCAATCATAGTTGACGGATATAGTGAGTTAAAATCAAAAGATACCACATTTTCATGTAATCCTGTGATAGGGTCGAAAACCATAGCACCCTGAAAATATTCATCTTCTTTTGTTATATATCCATCTTTTTCAACAACATAATTCTTGTAAGTACAATCATGATACATCTGAGAATAAACTTTTATTTGCTGTCCTTGTGTATATAATGAAAAAATACTTGTTTTACATACCTTAGCCATTTCTGTCAACCCGATCCAACATTGAATTTTCTCAAACAAGTTTAATACTAAAACTGTATCCTTTATACAATATTTTCCACATATTCCTAGCGCGTTAGCACCTGCTTCACCACCTTTCATACCAACACGATAACATTTGAAAATACCTTGTGGTGACAAATCATCCTTTGTCTGTCCTATCAAATTTGTTGCAACTGTTTTTAATTTATAATTAGCAAATTTGTAATCTCTTCTAATCAATGGTAATAAATCAACAAATAATCTTCCCTCAGCATCTAAATATTGAAAGAACTGGTCTTTGTAAGCAGATGACGACCATTTTATACTCTTCTCTGTTGCATGTCCATTCTTTATACAACTTTGTTGGTCAAATTCATATATGCACATAGAATATCTTGCTCTTTCTATCATATAAGGTATATCAAAACTAAATATATTGTATCCTGTTATTATATTTGGTTGATATTTTTTTATAAAGTTTGTAAATCCTACCAATAACTCTGATTCTGTATCATATGTATGTAAAATAACATTTTTTCCCAATTTTTCTTTCTTCGGGTTTCCCAACGACAGTAAATGATTTTCATATTCTTCTTCTTTCATATTGGGTCTAGACAAAGAACATGATATTTGAAATATCTTATCTTTGGGTCTGTTAGATTCAGGCATAGCTGAAGGAATTGAAGAATTTACTTCTATATCGTATCCCATTATTAAAGGTAAAGGAACATCGTTAGATTCGTCTGGATATAAGTTCTTCCATCTTACTTTGTATTCGTAATCACAATATGTTATTTTTTCATCTACATTATCTACCAAATTTCCACTAAATTTTATCCACCCAGCTGTTGGTATGTTTCTCAAACAACACATCTGTAATACAGGAGAGGCATCCGACTCGTGTACTTTTAATTTAATACTACCAACACCTTGAACAAATATGTTTCTTTTTAATTTAAAGAACATGTTTTTAATGTCATTTGCGTTGGAAAAAGAACAGAATAAATAAGGAAATTTTATTCTTTGTTTTGTTTTTATATCTACGTAAGCATAATATAACTTATATTTTCTCATGAAAGACTTTACGATTGGTTTTTTATCTCCTAATATTTCATCTAATTTATTACCTAATATTTGAGATGTAGTTTCATTCCATTGAGAATACGGTTTTGGTAATTCGATATAGACATATGGAGTGAAATTACTAACTATAACACATACATTTTTATTATCTTTATCAAGACCATATATCCTGATTATAGTATTAGTATCGTTGTCATTGTCAGTATGCCAATAATATGAAAAGAAAGTTTTTGTCTGCATTTAATTATTTATATTTAATTATATCTATAAAATATCATTTTTATATAAAAATGATATTGTGTATTATACTGGTTTATTTCATTTTTGTATATAATCACTTACATAAACACCTACAGAACCATCTCTTTTTACCTTATATAACTTGTTATCAATCAAATAAGTTTTTTTACGTCCATCTTTAATTATTTCATATTCTATTTTATTATTCTTTTCTTCTTTATTTTTAATATTTTCTTGTTCTATAATTTTACTAGTTTCTATTTTTTTATCATCTAATAATTCGTAAAAGTTTTTTTTTAAATCCTTAAACATACCCCATTCAATTCTAAATGACGACCATAAACAAGCTTTAATTATTTTATTAAATAATGATGAACATAAAAATTTATATAATTTTTCACCTTCTTTAATATTATCTATAATAATAGCCATAGCACCTTGAGACATAGCATATTTACCATCAGTATCAATAATTGGATTATATATACCAGATTCACCAAATATAACTTTTTTAACTCCATAAAATCCATTATCATTTTTATTTGACCACACAAAACGATGACCATCTTTTGGTGTTGAATGAACAACTGGATATTTAAATTCTTTACTTTCATTTTTTGAAATCCATTTTTTATCTGCGCCATAATTACTTCGTGAATATAATATTTTACATTTTTCTTCATTTTCATTTGCAATTAATTTATCAATTAATTCTAATTCACAATTTGCCAACCAATTATATTTATTTAAGTTAATTTCGTATGACACATTATTTTGGTCTATTATTTTTGTTTTATGTTTTTTATTTTTCTTTTTTTGTAAAATATACCAATCATATCGTGTTCCACAATTAAATTGTTTCATTCCATCTTTTGCATCATGGATTTCTAAATATAACATTGTATTTTCTTTTATCATTTTTTCAAATAATCCATATAATTTACCTCTTTCTGTATTTGGTTTTCTCCAACCATTTGGATGAACAAAACAAATATAACCATACGGTTTTAATAATTTAATACTATTATTTACGAATAATTGCCATATTGTATTACCTGTTGCTTTTGTTCCTGATGCATTATATGGTGGATTTCCCATAATAATATCAAAATGTTTTATTCCAAATTCGTTATTATAATCTACTTTTAAACTATCTCCTTCATAAATATTTAATTTTAATTCATTATTTATATCAAAAATTTGCTTACATACCAATACATTTTTTTTATTTAATTCACTCATATATAACATATTTTCTAATATATGTTTTTTTCTTGCTTTTACATCTTTAATTTCATCTTTCAATTCATCCATTAATTTTAAATATACTGCTATTGGAAAATTACCCATTCCACAACAAGGGTCTAACCATTTAAGATTTTTATTTTTCCATACTTCTTTTGGTAATTTATCTAACATTTCATTTACCAAATTCATAGGTGTAAATACTTCTCCGAATTTCTTTTTCTCAATATCTTTAGGTTTTAAACAATCGTTAATCAGTTCTAATAATTCTTTAGGATTATCTATTAAAGAATGTAATGACATTTTAAATTGTACTGAGATATTATATGTATTTGAACTTTTATTAAAATATTTACTTACTATATCTTTTATTAAATCTATTAAATCTTTCTTATTCCACCATATTAAACATTGGTCATCAAATGTATGCAATAATTCTGGATTTTCTTTTATATCATTTAACATCCGAACAAAATCCATATTTGAATTTTTTATTGTTAATATACATGTTAATGGTATTACATATGGTAAAACATCTTTGGTGAATGATATTTGTGTTTCTTCTTTTTCTTCTTCATCAGAACTTTCATTATCAGATTGTTTGTTATCACTATCATTTTTAATTTTTTCTTTACCTGTTGGTAAATCTTGTATCATATCATCTTCATCTTTTAGAATCAATTCTAAACTTACTTTATCATCTTTTAGACTCTTTGTAAATGTTTTATTTATTAATTTTTGTGTTGAATTATCAAACTCTTCATAGTCATTATCTAATTTTTTTAAAAGTGTTCTAAAACTATTTATAGGGTCTTCTTTCCATATATGCATTAATTTTTTAACTATAGTATCAGAATTTATTTTTTTATTTTCCATCATATCAACATCAATATTTATTAGATGATTTTTAATTAAATATTTCATTTTATCATCAATACTTTTCTCTTTTTTATAAACTGTATAATTAATACAGGTGTTTAATACTCTACTAATATTAAAATCAATAACAAAACCTATCTTTTTATTTTCTCCTTCAGTCATACATCTATACATTTGTTGTAAAACTTTATCAGAAGATAAAGCATTGTTCATAAGAATAACTAAATCACATAAATTTAATGTAATTCCTAATGTAAGCATATTACCAGCAAGAATAATTAAACCTAATTTACCACTAGATTTAGCTATTAGTTCTTTTTTATTAATATCATCTTTAATATCTTTTGCTAGTTCTTTATTTTTACGGTTTATACATAATACATCATATTTTTTGAGAATATTATCATCAATCATTAATTTTTTAAGACATTCAGATATTTCATTAATATTATCAGAAGGTAAAAACCAAATTTGTGTAAATGGTAATCTTGTTTCTTTTTCAGAACAAATATTATTTATTCTCGTAAATATTGTTTTTTCACCATCTATTTCTTTTTGAGACCCTGAAATATATCTTAAAATTGTTTTAACTTCATTTTCAAAACTGAATTTTGTTTTTACTTTATTTAGTCCAAAAAGAGTATCACAACAAAAACCCATTTTATTTTCATTATTTAGTTTTTCTTTTATTATTTCATATCGTTGTTGGTCAAATAAATTAGTTATCAAATGTAAATCAGGCATTTTTTCATAACACTTAAATATATTATCTATTGATAAACCTAAATCAGTATAATATTTAATAGTTTTTTCTATATATTCATTACCATGTTTTTCTTTTAATCTATCTAAATTATTTTGTTCATTCAATATAGATTTACAAATTTGCTCATCTTCAATATCCCAAAACATTTGACATTCTGGTAATATTACCCATTCTTTTAATGGTTTATTATAAGTAGCAGTTAAATATATTTTAATGGTGTTTTTTGATGAATATGATTTTAAAATATCTTTTGATAAATCAGTACATCCTGAAAAATGATTTTCGTCAAACCCGATAATATCTAGCTTCAAATTTTTAATTTTCATTATAGTTTTATCATTAATATATTTTTGTAATAAATGTTTAGACATAACAAAAATATTATTATCACTTGTTTCAATACTATGTAATGATTTAGATCCTTCGATATGATGAATTTTAAATTTATCAAAATCTTTAAATTTATTAAATAAGTCATTAGTAAATTGAGGTGATGTTTCTGTTGGTGCTGGTGTAATAATCAAAACATTTAATTTATTTTTAACTTTTAACTGTTTGATAATAACACCACCAACCATATAAGTCTTTCCGCTTCGGGACTTACAACCCCATAAAAAAGATTTATTACCCTCTTCAATTAATTCACTCGTTTTTTGTGTAATTAATTCTTGGTGAAATCGTAAATTTAAATTATCTTTTGGTTTTAGATATATATCATTCCAATCTTCGTCCATATTTTTAATTATGTCTTGTTTGAATAATAAAAAATATTTATTCAAGTCATTTTTATCCAAAATATTTTCTTCTTTCATATGTTCTGTTATATATTCACTTGATTTATTAGCATTTTGGACTTTGGTTAAAACTTTTTTTTTATCTGGAACAACTATATATATTTTATAGGAATTATAAATATGTTTATTTTTACTTGACATTGCTATTATATTTTGGATATCATAATAATTTACAGATTTTTGTTTGTTAATATCATCTTGTGATTTAGGAAATTTAGAACTTATGAAAATATGTTCGTTATTATTTTTATTATGTAATGTAATATCTGAACATCCACTAGAATTACCAGTATTAACTTTTTCGTTAAGATATTTGTCAAAATTTTCTAAAATTTTAAGTTTAGCATTATTAGAATTACCACCTGTTAAATAGTTAAATTCTGTTCTTGGAAATATATCACAAAATCCAAATTTAATAACAATATCAAACAATCTTTCAAAAACACATCCGCTACATTAGTCAAACTACAAATATGAACATCAGTTCAATTAGTAATTTACCTTTAACCCATGTGTAGCTCCACGGGGAAATTAAACAAGAAAGATTAATATTTTTTCTTGTTTATTATTTCATTTAATCTTTTTATAGCAATGTTTCTTGCTCCATTAATATCTCTATCTATTACTAATTTACATTTTTCACAACTAAAAACATCCTTTGAACCTATGTTATTTAATACTCCACATCTACCACATGTCTTTGATGTATATTCTTCTGTACAAATATCTAAATAACAACTTCTAATTAAACATTTACTTTTCAACCTCTCCTTAAACATAAAATGTTTTAATTGTAATAAATCTCTATTTACACCTCTGTTTTTTATTTTACCACTTAATTCTTGGCTCTCGAATGTTGGTAAAATAATATAATTAAATGTTTTAGTTAAAAAATTAATTGTTTTATGATGTAAATCATCAATTAAGTTATTTATTCTAAAATATATTTTTCTTTGTTTCCTTTTTAATCTTTTATTTTTTATTATTTTTGTAGCTCTTAACGATTTAAATAAATCTATTTTTTTCTGTAATTTACTTACCATTTCTTTATTTATTTTAATTTGAACTACCATATCTTCGGAATATAATGTTTGGAAATTTCTTACTCCTGGATCAAGAGAACAAATTTCCTTTCTATCTTCTATATCTTCTATTTTTGTTTTTATGGGTATATTTAAAAACCATTTATTATTTTTACATTGTAACCTACAATCGTAATCAATAGATAATTTTAACTTTGATTGTCTCTTTCCTATTTTAATTTTATCTGGAATATATCTATTATACATAAATAATCCACCATCCTTTAATTTAATTGCCGTTTTTGGTATTTCTATACTAGGAGAATCTTTTTTAGAGGCGTATTTCATATTGAAACCATTAATTTGTTTATTTTTTAATAAAGAAAATGATGTATTAAAGTTTTTAATCATATCTCTAATTGCTCCAGCTCTAATATCTTTAGGAGTTTCCTTCTCCCATTCTTTTACATTATCATTATTTTTACTAGTAACATATTTATTTCTAAGTTCATAAAAATTAAGTTTATCTTCTTCTTTTTTTACTTTTTCCAATGTTTTATTGTAAATAAACCTTCTACAACCCATCCATTGTGTTATTATTTTTTTCTGTTTTTGATTTGGGTATATTTGTATTTTCCTTGTTCGTATACCTTCTTCTCCCCATTTTTCTACAGGAATAAACATGTATGATGGAGAGGAAGTCATCTGAGAGTTCTTGATCGGATGATTGTTCCTTGTTTTCATTAAGAACCAAGAGTCTGACTTTATTGGTTGAGAATATCCATTCCAAAAGTTCGAAAGCGAACCTACACAGTCGGTCTCTATGGGCAACCACAACTTCTGAGATATCTCCTCGCATTGATTTGTCCAAAATGGTTTTAAGTCCTTTTCTTTTCCAATTAATCCCAGAACCGATGTCTGTAACCAAGATGTGTTCAGGGTATCTAGATCTAAAAAAATCTTTTTGTCGTTCAAGGTCGTCCATTTGTTTTTTGGAAGATACTCTACAATAACAGATTTTTTCTTTTTTAGTAGTATTATTACAGCCATTAATAATGTATTGTATGTCCGAGAGATTATATCTGCGTTGGTTGGATGGCGTTCTAATAGTACGGATTTTACCTTCATGATCCCATATACGAAGTGTTTTAGTCGTAATGGATAGTAGTTCTGTTGTTTTTTTAGTAGTAATCCATTTTTCATTATCCATCTTATATATAAGTTATAATTTTTTAAACCAGAATTATAACTTGAATGTATATATATGTAGGTTAAATCGTTTAACAGTTTCAAACCTTTTT